GTTTCCAGAACGACCGGCGTGGGCTGAGATGTCCCAGTTGGCTTTGTAGGAGTCACCTCCAGCAGCACCAGCCCCTAGTTGGATATCACCCCCACTGCTGCCACCGACAAACGGAGCTACGCCAGCACCACTATAGTGACCAGCGCCGCCACCCGTGGCAACTACGCTGATACCTAGAGTGCCGTTGGTTACAGTGGTTGTGCCACCTGTCCCGCCGCTACCACCTGATGTGGGGTAGATGTGATATGAACCACCACCACCAGCACCTGACGCTTTGATCAGGACGGCTTTAGCTCCCGCTGGTATAGTGTAGTTACCACCGGTCAACACACGGACATCGAGGGGATAGCCGCTGACGTTGTTAAGCTGGGTCTGGATGTTGCTGGTAACACCGTTAAGATAATTAAGTTCCGTTTCTGTGATAATACTACTAGCTGCCACCTTTCCGTTAATATCAGAAACTAACGCTCTGTTAGACGTTAAGTTAGAGCCAGTTATGGTTGTGGCACCGCCAGTGATTGTGGCTTGCTTGGCGTTCAGTTGGGTCTGGATGCTGCTTGAGACACCATTTAGATAGCCAAGTTCTGTGCTTGTAATGGAACTAGAGTAAATCTTACCGTCCGAGGCTGTCTCTATCGCGCGATTGGCTGTGAGGTTAGACGACAGAATAGTTGTAGCTGCGCCTGTTATATTAGGCTGCTTGCTGTTCAACTGGGTCTGTAGGTTGCTTGTGACACCATCGAGGTAGTCATATTCAGTCGATGTAACGCCTGTGGCTCTTAGGTCCTTGGCGTAGTTGAGGTCAGCGACTGCACCTGTGAAGCCATCGAGTTTGTTTAGTTCTGCGGTTGTTGAGGTCAGACCATCTAACAAGTTTAACTCAGCCTGAGTTGATGTGATCGCGCCTGTGATGTTGGGAAAGGTGTTCTGGATGGTACTTTTGATCAGACGCATGTGATCGTCTGCTTGGGCAAGCCCGTCCGTTGCGACTGGGAACAGCGGATTAAGCTGGTTTATCGTGGTGGCGGTTTCGAGGGCCATAACGTGAGTTCCTTTGGTTTTCTGGAGATAACCCCTGCAATTGAAAGACGGACAACAACAACAACAACAAAACCTTTAGTCCTTGTTTTTGAAATTGATGTTATTCATATGCCCATGGGGGCCTGAAAGCCCTGGTATGGGACCCTAAACGCCTGGTTATCATGGTCATATCAGAGAGGTAGGCATGTAAGCTACTGATATCGTTAGATACCGGTGTAATCTGACAAGGTATCAGATGACAAAACGATACATGGTCACACATCAGACATTAGGCATTAGTTGCCCTTCTGAAATTTAAGCGGATGGGGGTCGTTTCTTTAAAGAACAAATCGGGACGTGTAACCTAAGTCAACTAAAGCCAACCTTAGCCAACCAATGATTGACCAATGTCTAACCAGTGTTTGACCAGTGTTTGACCAGGGTTAACTGGCCTCAGCTTTAGCTGACTTTAGTTGACTTAAGTTGGGCTATGTTATCTGAGGTATACACAAGTAATACCCGGGGAGTTTCGTAGCTCCTTAGGGTGGACATATTAGCTTTTGAGGCGTATGAATACCATGGTTATCAGGGGTTGCACTCCAAGACACCTTGATGTGTCGCTAAGCTGGAGGCACCCCTGGTAATCACCCTTAGTTTTCTTATGCGTTCCAGTATACCCGGGGGTAGCCCTGGGTACACTTTAGTCCTTAGGTCTGCGACCACCTGACACGTCATATAGTGACCTGTTCCTATACTCAGGTGGAAGCTTTGCTTTGATGGCCTCGATGGCACATGGCGCACAGGTATAGACACCTCCGGTATAATAGTATGCATCGTTGACCTGGCACGTATCACACTTGCTGGCGTCAGTCATACTTCGCATGGCTGGTCCTGAGTGTTGATCGTAGTTGTTGATCTTGTCTGTACTTATAGACATCAGCCCAGTGAGGTTGACCCTGGGCTGACTTGTTAGGTTTGATCTCACGTCCCCATGGGTCTTTCTCAGGGATCTCAAGCAGAGCAAGTGAATCCAGGATGTCCTGGTACGTTGGCACCCCACTCATGACGCAATATCCACGATCTCACATGCACCACTGGTACACGCTAAGGTCTGGCTGCCGCTGGTGTGATCTTCCTTCTCGTATAGAGACAAAGCTGACCAATCAATAGAGACAGGCATCTTCTGCTTCATGTCTGCGTACTCAGCAGCGGTACACTCCTGATAAGGAGCTTGAGCATAGGTATGATCTGAGTGAGGCAAGAAGCTAATACCAGAACAAAGGTCGAAGTGCTTGTAGACCCATGCACCTACCTCCATCCACTCATGATCTCTTACTGTGACAGTTACTGAGGGCTTATGTTCGCACCATACTTCAGCATAGGTTTTCCACAGTTCCAGCTGTTCAATAGCCGTCATAGCATTCCGTGTTGTTGCACTCGCTGGTGATTTAGTTGGAAAGCTAAACACTGTCGTTGCATCAGGCTTCATCACATCAGGTTCAGATGGTATTCCTACATCCTTTAGGAACTGTGTCAGAGGGTCTTTGTTGTCACCCCGGACTGTTCTAATGTAATAGTCTGAATGCCGTGCATGGATACCACTGGCACTATCAACTAACTGACTAACTGTTCCACTAGGTTTAACACACGTGATAGCAGCAGACGCTTCGATGCCAAAGCGACCCGAATAGTCTTCATTTACATCAATAGCTACCTGCTTCATCTGAGCAAGCCACTTAGGACTGTCTATGTTCTTACCAAGCACAGGATGATCCATGATGCCTGTCAGGGACACACCAAGCAGTCGTTCTTCTGATGTGTTCTTAGTCCAGATAGGTCTGAGGTATGGCATTTTAGTGAAGGTTGATTGAATTGTACCAAGTATAGTTGCCAGCTTTACTTTACGTTTTAGTGACTTTAGGTCGTCTGTTTCTCGAACTACAACTTCCGTCAGATTACAGAACTGGTTGCTTCTCAGGATGATCTCACTACATGGGTTAGTTCCCCATGCATATCCTGTCTCGCGTCTTCCGTTCTTAGCTACATGGGCTTCGGCTGCTACACGGCTAAAGATCCCACGCTCACCAGACTTGGATTCGACCAAGGCAAGCCACTCACGCAAGAAGGTCTCACTGTCAGGCTTCTCTGTGTAGCAAGCTGAGTTATTAGCCAAGGCTCTCTGTGGTTCGTTCTCCCACCAGCTACCTGACTTAGCATGTGACATACGTGTGTCGCTAAGGTTAGACAGGCTGATCATGGCTGATCGTCTGACACCACCGACAACCACGACTTCACCGATCTTGCACATGATGTCATGGCACTCGATGCTGTTGAGCTTGCGACCCATTGCACCTTTAAACTTGGCTACAACAAACTTAAACAGATCGTTCAATGGCTCTGGTCCGCTTGCTCTACCACCAAACGTCTTTAGGCGGCTACCTGCGGGTCTAATCTTGCCCAGGTCCCATGTAGGTATATCACCTGTGTATAGGAGGCTGATGAGCTTCCTGAGAGCTTTAGCCCAGCCTTCTTTGCTGTCTTGTACGACAATAACATCCTCAGACTGACCAAGGGTGTTTGGTATCTCAGGTAGCTGGCTGATCGCCTGACGCTCTACTGAGAAGCCCACACCTGTTCCGCACAACAAGATGAACATGGCTTCATCGAAAGCCCGTGGGTGATCGACAGCAACATATGAACAGTTATAGATACAGGTGTTATCACGGTCAGCAGCGACACCAGCTGTCATCAAAGCCCTCATCGAAGGCATTACTTCTAAGCCCAGGATCGCCTGTTCGAGTTCTTTCCATTCATCATCTTTGATAGCGTTTGGGATCTGGTATTGTAAATAATCTATGTAACGATGAACAGTCTCATCCCATGTTTCGCGGCGGCCCTTCTCCTCAATCCACCTGGCATAACGTGATGTTGCAATGAATGTTTGATAGTCGGTAGGTAGATAATTACTGATCACTTGGGTTTCTCCCGGAAAGTTGGTTCAAGCGCATTTCGCAGTAACGAATGGCTTTGTTGATATCGTTGATTTCGGATTGGATAGGGTCTTGCCCGGGATACATTTTAGTACCCGCCCGGGCCACGTACTTGATGACGTTGCCAGCCCAAAAAGAAAGCCTGTTGGACATAATGAAATCCACAGGCTGATTGGTGTGTTGGGAGTAATGTAGTGGGGCCTTTATGATGTCTGGCTCTTTAACCATGTCCTGGATCTCATTGACCTTGTCTCTCATCCATTGCTCATGCCGCTTCATGACGTTTGGTCTCCCCGGTAAATAGGATTGGCTTGTGGTCCTGGGCGTCCCAGTCAGTCCACCTAAGGATCCTGGCAAGCCTTGCCTGGACCAAAGCATCCTCACGTGTCTGCCCGGCTTTGATGTAGGCTTGTTCGACCAGAGACCATGCAGGGCGGCTGCCCAGGAGCTTCTCAGCTGTCTTAGGCCCATAACCTTTGAGGCCTGGGTAACCGTCAGTTGTGTCGCCGGTTAGGGTTTGCATTAGAAAGTTGAAGTCAGCCTCAGCCTCCGTGATGGTCATAAGCTCATCGGACATAGGCCGGTATAGTCTGCCGGGGATTGTCCGTAGATCCTTGTCATCACTGACCATGATTGCCTGAGCTTTGTTAGGTGGCATCGTTGCAAAGATGCCCAGGACATCGTCAGCCTCGAGGCCAGGCAGCGTGATACAATCATATCTACCCCTGGCCCACTCAACCATGGCAGGGTATCCCAGGGGCTTCCTGGTCTTCTTCCTGTTGGATTTGTAGTTGGGGTAGACGGTCTTTCGGAAGTTCTCTTTGTCTGAGATACACAAGGTGACCTTATGGCTGTTCAGACGCTCTTCAATCGCCGCTAAACGGTCTTGGAACATGGCCTTAGCTTCTTTGAGGTCTGTAGTTAACGACCATACATCGTCACCCCAGTCTGTTTCCTCTTCAGCTGCACTACATGCTTGGTAAAGCAGAATATCCGCATCAACTAAAATCATGTTCAATCTCCGACATAAAAGCTGCACCCTGGTCGTTTATCATCCAGGTGTTACCCCAGACGCCTAAGACGATCTCAGTCGTGATAAGGCCCTCAGTGGCACATATAGCGACCACCTCTGCGTTATCCCTCGCAAACTTAGATTTACATTTGAAGCCCTTGTGCCAGGCTTCCCTGCACACCTGATACATCTTCATCAGGCCCTCTTCGGCACTACCGTCAGAGCCGGGATCAGTGGGTATCTGCCCAAGTTGTCCCGATGGTTGCATCGGCGGCGACTGGGATGCGGAATCCAAAGCTTTCTCCAGCTTTTTCCGCGCTTCTTCTAGCGATATTACAGACATCCTGTTCGCTTCCTTTCTTGACTGAGATTTGGAGTTCGTCATGTACCCAGGCGATGATCTGTGCATCGATGCCCTGGGCTTTGATCTCTTGATCAACCAGGCACAACCATTTCTTACAGATCAGGCCACCTGCACTTTGCAGTAAGGTATTGAGGGCGGCATGTGCGCTTCGCACCTTAACCTGGCGGCCATCGAGGCCCTTGATGAACCCGCGCTTTGATGCTTGCTCTACAGCCTTCTTTAAGGTCCTAAAGGCAGGTAGTGCTTCCATGAAACGCTCTTTTAAGAGCTTTCCTTCTTTGGCACCTTTGTCGATGATGGATCCGATCTTGGTGTCTCCGGCTCCGTACAAGAGGGCGTAGATGAAGGTCTTGGCTTGATCTCTTGTGTCGAGACCTGCCGCCTTCTGGTTTGTTGTATGGATGTCTCCATCCAAGATCTCTTTCGCATAGGCACCACCGTCATCTAAAAAGTGGGCTAGACATCTCAATTCGAGACCCGAAAGATCCGTACCGACCAGGGAATACCCAGGGTCAACCGTGAATAACTCACGGCACTGCTGACCCCATGGCAGCCTGGTTGCAGGGACCTGTGCCAAGTTTGGAAATCTATGAGATGCGCGGCCCGTGACTGTACCGTTGGACACAATCGAGTGCCGAAGCTTTCCGTCTGCATCGACCCTTTTTAACCAGGCCTGTCCACCCTCCGATAGTTGGCCTAGCCGTTTCGACAACAGAAACAGCTGAGAAAGCTTTTGAGCCTCAGGGTAATGAAGCTCACCCAAGACCACGTCATCGATGATGGCATGACCAGCTGGTGTGAATGACTTAGGTTGCCATGCATACTTGAGCTTTAAGCAATGCTCGATGTGTCTGCGGCTGTTGTGGTTAAACTCAACCACGGTAACCTTTGTAAAAGGCTCACCTTTGACATAACCCAGCGTCTTGTTGTTGACCTTCGGGATAAACTCTTCATGTATTTCCCATGGCTCAAAGAGGTCAGCCATCTCTAGTTCGAGCTTGGCCCTCTCTTGCGCCAAAGCAGCATATAGCTCCCCGGCCTTCTTGGTGTCGAAGGTCCATCCAGCCTTGCCTATGGCATCCGTGATGTGAGCTACCTCATGCTCGAGGTCGATGGATTCTTGTGACCAAGCGTCTGGCTGTAGGAACTTGAGGAGGTCATGCGTTACCTGGACGTCTTGCTCCATGTAATGAAGCATCTCTACGTTGAAGCTGTCCCAGCCGCCGTCATAGTCACCTTTGTGGTTACCAAGACGTAGGCCCCAGGCTTTTAGCGAATGACTACCGTATAGCTTTTTCGGGAACTCTTGCTGGTGATCTGCTAACATGGCGTCCTCACTCTCTCGAAGTCTTCGTTCTTAAGATCGGCTTTGATAAGCCTGGACAGGATCAATGTGTCAGTGATCTTGGCCTCAGTGTTCCACCCCGGGTAAACCTTCTGGATTGCCGGGATGTCGAAGTTGATGATGTTATGACCAATCAACTCCGTGGCCTTGCTGAGAAACAACAACGCATCCTCGACACCCTCAGGACCAAAGCTTTTGATCTCGTTGGTGTCGATGTTCTTAAATGCTATGCAGTGGATGGTTGTTAGTTCAGGTAGTAGGCCGTTGGTTTCAATGTCGAAGACCAACCTCATCTATCGTCACCGCTGCCGGTGATCAGATCTAATTGCATACGCCGGTCGAGCTTGGCGGTGTTCATCTCAGCTACCCGGCTGAGGTCGAACTGAAGATACCCTGCAAGCGTAGCCACGTACCAAAGGACATCGCCAAGTTCCATGGCAATCTCTTTACGTGTTTCGTAAGACATGTCGTCAAAAGGAACTACAGTATCCCGGATCTGGCGTTTGGCCTTGCCCAGGACCTCGCCTGTCTCAGATGCCAATCCGTATAGTAAATATGGGATCTTGTCTTTCTCAACGATAAACGTTCGTTCAGCAGCTGCCTGGTATTCATCTAAAGTCAAC